ACTAGGAGGATAATATGGCAAGAACAACGTTTTCAGGACCAGTACAATCTTTAAGAGGATTTGTGGCTGCAGGACCTGATGAAGTCGTAAACATTACAACAGAAACTACATTAACTTTTGCTGCACACGCAGGAAAAGTTATTAAATGTAATGATGCTGATGGTGCAATTACGCTTCCAACAATTAAAGCAGATAGCAAGGGTGAATCGGCTGGAGCTAATGATCCTAATGCTAATAACCAGTTGGGTGCTGTTTATACATTTACTGTAATGTCAGATTCATCTGACTTCGATATCAAAACAGACGGAACTGACAAATTTGTTGGTCACGCAACTGTTGTGAACGTAGGAGATGGAACAAATAGCACATTCGTGCCAGCGTCATCTAATGACGTTATCAGCATGAATGGTGGAACTACAGGTGGTGATAAAGGTAGTACAGTTACCATTACTGCACTTGAAGATGATGTCTATTTAGTCGAAGCTGTGTTAATCGGTACAGGTACCGAAGCAACGCCTTTTGCTGATAGTTAATAGATAAACTTTGTGAGCTCCTTCGGGAGCTCACAACTAAGGAGATAAAATTATGGCTTTCGGAACAAGTGACCAACAGAGTGCGCATGCTACTGCAGACGCACAATTAGTTACTAACAGAGCGCGAGTAACCAGTGTTCAAGCTAAAGGAATAGCTACTTCAGAAGTTAAACTTTATGATGGTACAGATGCTACTGGTACTTTAAAATTGGATTACGTATTTGGAACTGAAGGATTAAATCAATGGATCCCTGGTGCTGGTGTCTTATTTAATGATGGCGTGTACTTAGATCTTACGAATACTACTGGCGTCACAATAACGTATACATAGGAGATTCAATGGCGACTACTTCAGGAGCAGTTAAATTTGATCCTGCGCTAGATGACATAATCGAAGAAGCCTTTGAAAGATGTGGAGTACAAAGTCGTTCTGGTTATGATATATTTACCGTAAGAAGATCTTTAAACCTATTGTTTTCAGAATGGGGCAATCGAAATTTACTTCAATTTAAAATTAATTTTGCTAATGTTGATTTGGTAGCAGATCAAAATTTTTATGATTTTGCGTGGGATTCAGCAGCAGCTGCTAAAGCTGTATCTCCTCGTGTTGTCCCTGCGATTAGTAATGCTAATCACGTAATCGATTTAACTTCCATCAGCAATACCCCTTTATACAATGTCGATGATATTCTAAGTGTAAGCTATAGAAATATTTCATCCAGTGCGAGTGCACCAACAGATACGACTATGAGTAAAATAGATCGTTCGCTCTTCACTGCTTTAGCCACTAAAAAATCTACAGGTAATCCAAGTCAATTTATGGTTCAACGTTTTGAACTTTTCACACGTCTTTGGATTTATTTAACCCCCGGAAGTGCTCAAGCTTCTAATTATTTATATATGTGGTATGTATCAAGAATTGATACTAATACGGCTGCAGGATCTTATAGTAATACATTAGATGTTATTTATCGTTATTACCCTGCAATGTGTGCAGGGCTGGCTTATTATTTAAGTTTAAAAATTAAACCTGATAGAACCCAGGCATTAAAATTATATTATGAAGACGAAATATTAAGAGCAGAAGTCCATGCTGGTTCTGAATCGAGTACTTATATTACTCCAAAGGCCTACTATCCGAGTGTAAGCTAATGGCGGGAAAATTTTCTTCGGGTAAACATGCAATTGCCATTTCAGATAGAAGTGGTCTTCAATATCCTTATGTCGAAATGGTACGGGAATGGAATGGACTTTGGGTTCATATTTCGGAATTTGAATCGAAGCAGCCTCAACTAGAATTAAAAGTTAGAGGAGGAGATGCTCAAGCTTTAGAACATCCTCGACCTCCTGAAAGAGCAGCCCCCTCTGTTACTATTTTATTACTCCCTAATCCTTTTGAAACCTATGCTGCAGCTTCTAGTATTATTTTAGTTAATTCACCAGCTCATGGTAGAGATACATCTACAACGGTTAGGTTTAGAGGAACTATTGAAATGGCTCCAGGGACAGGTACCGTAGATGATCCTATTTCTGGATATGCAACTCCTAAAAATTTTGATGGAATTAGTGGTTCTAATATTATTAAATCAGCAGGTTATACAATTACGGTGGGACGATACACGAATGTTACTACCACTTTAGTTTCAGCAATTACAGACACAACAACAAATAGTGGCATTACTTTAACAGATGCAAGTTCTTTTTTAACTACTACTGAAAAGGCCCCTCAAGTTGCTTTAATTGACAGTGAATTAATTAGATATTCGACTATTAGTTCAAATGTTTTAGGAGAAATTTCTCCTCAAGCCACTTCAATGAATCCACACTGGGTACAAAGAGGAGCTTATGAATCTACTGCAGCTACCCATTCTGCAGGAGCAACAGTAAGAAATTTAACTAATCCTACCGATTGGTATTATTTTACAGTTGATACAAATACTGCTACAGTGGGGGGAATAAAAGGAGGGGGTCATTCTGTATCAGCAGGACCTGTTACAATAACACCATGACATACGATGAATTAGTTACAAAAATTAGAGAATATACAGAAACTACTAGTACGGTTATAACTTCTACTATTGTTAATGATTTTATATCGGATGCTGAATACCGAATTATGACCGATGTGGATTTGGATGTTTTTAGACAAAATGATTTTTCCACTCTTACTATTGGAGCTCCCTTTTTATCTACCCCGACTGGGATTTTAATTATCCGTTATGTAGTTATTTATCCTGATGGTGGCGATCGAACTTATCTTCAACAAAAAGATGTCTCCTTCATGGAGGAATATAGTGGAAATCGTACTACTACTGGAACTCCTAAATATTATGCAAACTGGAATGAAACTAAAATGTTAATTTCGCCTACTCCGGATACAGCCTTGAATATTGAGCTTGCATATGTTAGAAGACCTACAGCAAGTGCTGGAACAGCTTTAGCTTCAACCAACACAACCACGTATTTGAGTTTAAATGCTCCAAATACGCTTACATATGCCTGTCTCGTAGAGGCATTTGCGTTTTTACAAAATGATAATATGTACAAATTATACGAGCAAAAATATCAACAGTCTCTAGCGGGTCTTGGAATAGAACAACAGGGTCGAAGACGTAGAGATGAATATATGAATGGTGTTATCAGACAAATTCTGGAAGCACCACGAACTAGAGCATAGGAGGACAATATGGCAAATACAGTATGTACAACTTTTAAAAGTTTAACCTTAAAAGGAGATCATGATTTTGCAAATGACACTTTTAAGATGGCACTTTATACAAGTTCTGCATCTAGCTTGGCGGATTATACTGCATACGCAACAACCAATGAAGCTTCGGGAACTAATTATACCGCAGGAGGACAGGCTTTATCGGGGGGAACGGTAGCATTATCAGGAACCACAGCTTATGTAGATTTTGATGATGAAGCTTGGACAAGTATTACCATTACAGCACGTTACGCACTTATCTATAATACAAGTGCAGCATTAACTACTAATGCCGCTTGTTTCTTTTTAGATTTTACAGAAGATAAAACTGCAACCAATGGAACTTTTACAGTGGTGTTTCCGGCTGCGGGTGCGAGTGCAGTATTAACATTAACAGGATAAATTAAATGGCTTTTATCACAAATGATCGTGTAAAAGAAACCACGGCCACCACAGGCACTGGAACTGTTACCTTAGCAGGGGCAGTAACTCACTTTGAAGCTTTTAGCGCAATAGGTAATACCAATACTACTTATTATTGTATTGTCCATGAGAATACTTCTTATGATGAATGGGACACCCTAACTCGTACAGCTGTTACTTCTTCGAATGGAGATGCACTTGTAAGTTTTACTGCAGGAACTAAATCAGTTTTCTGTACATTACCGGCTAACAAATGTGTTATTAAAGATACTTCAGGAAATTTAGTTTATGGAGATGGCAGTGCTACTGGTTTTATTACATCAGTAGCTGGGGACAGTTCTCCCCAATTAGGCGGAGACTTAGATGTTGTAACTTATGATATAGTTTCAACTTCAGACAGAGATATTGATATTATTCCAAATGGAACAGGCGATGTTAATCTTGGAGCAGATACAGTTCAGGTTGGTGATAATGATGCTAATGCAACCATCACTACGCAAGGCACAGGAGATTTAATTTTAAATACAAACAATGGAACTAATGCGGGAAACATAACATTATTAGATGGTGCAAATGGTAACATTAATTTAGCTCCCAATGGAACAGGAGAAATAGTTCTTGGGTCAGGATCCGCGGACGGAGACATTACGACCAGTGGTGCTTATGATTTAATTTTAGACACTAATTCAGGAACTAATGCTGGTAACCTTACCTTAACCAATGGTGCAAATGGAAATATTACTTTGGCCCCTAATGGAACAGGAGAAGTAGTGGTTGGTTCAGGATCCGCGGACGGAGATATCACTACCAGTGGCACATATGATTTAATTGTAGACACTAACGGAGGAACCAATGCGGGTAATATTACCTTAACCAATGGCGCAAACGGTGAAATTACTTTAACACCAAATGGAACTGGAGTTGTAGCTATTGAGGGTTCAATGAACCCCTCTGTGTCTTCCACAGGAAAAGCTCTAGTGATGGGGTTTTAAATATGATATTTAATTTTAAATTAATAGGAGAAAAAAATGGCAAGTGAAATAATGGCAGTAAGTCTAACTAAAGAACTTTCAAGTAGTGAAGTAGATTTACTTACGGTAACATCTGGACACACTTATACGATACTTAATATATCTATTTGTGAAACGGCAGGTGCCGCAGAGACTTTTGATCTTTATGTGAGGGACGACGCTGGCGCTAATGATTATGAAATTTATTCTGATCAAGCATTAGGGGCTAATGAAACTTTCGAACATACGTCAAGAATTGTTCTAATGACAACTGATGTGCTTTCAGCAAAATTAGGAAGTACAGGAGATGTGGATGTTGTTATTAGTTATTTAGATCAAACCTTATAGAAATATTTATGAGCGGAATAATAGGAAGTAAAATTAATATCAGAGGTTCAGGTAGAATAGCCAAACTTGGAACAGACGGACAAGTTTTAACAAGTTCTGGTGCTGGTGTTCAGGCAAATTATGAAGATGCCGCTGGTGGTGGATTAGATTGGCAAGCCATAGAAACAGGATCAACTATGACTGCTGTTGCTGGAGAAGGATATTGGATTGATACAACATCAAATGCTTGCACAATTACTTTACCTAGTTCAGCTAGTAATGGCGATGAAATTATGTTTGCCGACTATGCTAGAACTTGGGGAACTTATGGTATTGTTATAGATTCAAATGGTTTGAACTACCAAGGTAGTGATGACACTTATGATGTAGAATACGGAACAGATGGCACTGCTCTCCATATAGTTTATTCTGGAGCAACTAATGGCTGGATACCCACTCTTGATAAGACTGTTGAAGATGTACCTATTAAAGGAAACGATAACGGAATATTTGGTTATGGTCAGGCTACTGGCGGTGTTTCACTGACTAATTTAGTATCAAATGTAGGAGTAGTAGCAACTGATGTAACTGGCGTTGGAACAGCTAGACGTGCACTATCGGCATGTCAATTTGGTGGCGATAAAGGCATCTTTGGTTATGGTTATCTTAGTGGTGTTACCTATTCACTGACTAACTTGGTTTCCAATGCTGGAGTCGTAGCAACTGATGTAACCGGCGTTGGTACTGTTAGGGAAGATCTAGCGTCATGCGGATACGGTGGAGATAAAGGAATATTTGGTTTTGGTAGTAGT